TTGTAAATAATGAGCAAAGTCATCAATTTCGTCAACTTCATTATTTGTATTATAAATGTAATCGAAAAGATATTCTTCTCCTTCTTCGGTTAATTTTAATCCCTTAGATAATTTTTTAAAATAATCCTCTTGAACTTCTTGGAGTTTATTGATGAAGGTTTTAACTTCATGGATTGCGTCTTCTGGATGTTTTCCTTTTGATGTGTATGTTTTATTACTCATGATTCTATTGTATATGTTGTTTTTATTTTTACAAGCTCAAATTCTAAAAAATTTTCTTTACCGTAATTTGGAATGTTGTTAAATGTGCTCATTTTTAAAAATGTTTCTAAAATGTCTTTAGTTGCTGAAGAAATTAAACAATCTTTAAAATCTACCAGTTTTATTGTAGTTACGGTTAATTCCAAATCATCATTTTTAAATTTAACCCATTTTTGAGTAGGTTTGTGACGAATTGCGTATTTATATTCTTCAAATGTTTCATTCATAATGTTTTAGTTCTATATTTCCTCTGTCATCAATTAAAGCATAGGTAATTGGTAAATCGCATTGAGAACCTAAATTTACACATTCTATTCCACCAACATAGTATTGTTTAGGAACATGAGTGTGACCAAAACAAACTGCATCATATTTGTTATTGTAACAATACTGAGCAATTCTAACAGTCAAATCATGTGCCGCACCATGCCATGTTTTAATTTTGGTTTTAAGTTTTCTTGTAAGTTTTTGTTTCTTGTCGATCTTTTGTAAAAGATAATATATACCAGAAGCAAGTTCTGTTAAAAATGGTTTTGCTGTAATAAAGAAATCAAACTTGTCACCGTGAGTAAAAAGAATTCTCTTATGGTTAATTGTTTGGGAATATTCATCTACAAATTCAAATCCAAGAAGCGCAGAAATGGTTTCCAAATCTTTATCGTGGTTTCCTTTAATGAAGATACACTTCTTGTTTTTAGAAATCTTTCTTAAAGCAGAAAGAACCTTCCATTGTATTTTACAAAGTCTATGAATATTATAACTATCTAACAAGTCTCCGCATATTACGAGAGTATCATAAGTTTCATTTTCTAGTAAATGTAAAGTTAAACTTGCTTGGCAAATCGGACTACCTAAATGTAAATCGGAAAGAGCTAGAATCATAATTAAATCCAATCTGGAAATTCTACATTTTTTGGTCTAGGTTCTAAACGATAATCAATAAAAAGTTCTTCGTCTTTTTGTATGTCTCTATCAGCAAAAATCATTCCTTTATCAACATCCCAAAAACAATTAGAGTTTCTGGAATGATTAATATATGAAAATTTAGAAATTTTATCACTAGTGATACAATTATCATTATCAATCATAACATACCAATTTTTTCTAATTCGATCTTCGGATAAATCAACGTATTTCATTTCATAACAATTTTCCGGAAAAAGGTTATAATCTATAATTAAATCTCCTTTTACAAAATCTTTAGATGCAAATAAACCAAAACCTTCTGTTGTAGATTTTTTAACATACGTATTCGGTGCGTTATCTTCTTCTATTATAATCATATATTCCAAGTTATAGTTTGTACAGTATCAAAACATTGAGAACATGGTTCTGGATCATTTTCATAATCATCATATTGGAAAAGATGAACAATGCTTTCTAGTTGAATAGAATTTTCTTTAATGCCTTCCTTTATCTTACCTAATAAATAATCCAAAATTTCTTCTTGCTTATCTTCAGGAATATCCGAAATAGGTTCTTCGTTTATATAAAATCCAAATGCTGTACAACCTGTCACTTCTTCGATTTTGTATTTAGTGTTTTTCATGATTTATTAAAAGTATATCAAAAACCAAAACGAAGGTCAATTATTTATTTTTCAAAAACAAAAACAGGTTCATATTTATGTCCACCTTTATAGGATATTGTAGATAATTTTAATTGCAAAGTTTCCTTCAAAGAAAACCCCTCTTCTTGTGATATTCTTAAAGTGTCAAGTTCTAATTTTTTATGGTTAATAACATTAGCAACATTCAAAATAAGTTTTCCGTTAGATTTCAAAACATCTTTACAATTTTTAATCGTTTTTCTTAAAAAACTTTCATTCCAAGAATCAACATCGGGATATTTATGACAACTTTGTGTTGCTTCATCGCTATATACCTCTGTATTAAAATATGGCGGTGAAGTAAAACATAAATCAACTTCTTCACTTGGTTTAAAGACTTCACTTCCTTCTTTATGCAAGGATATATCTATCAGCGGAAATTCTTCTGCCATAATACACAGACCATCATATGTTTTTGTAGATGGATCGTTTCCGATATATTTAACAACTTTTTCACTGCGAATAGCACCCAGCATTCTTCCCCCAAAACCAGATGACATATCCCACACAACACTATCCTTAGTACAATAACGATCATATATAGCTGCTGCCGCTGATGGTCTGAAATTAGAAACTCTTTGAACACCGGAATATGTCCTTATTGCTTTTCTGAGATCTGAATCCGACATATATCCATCATCTCCAACTCGACCACCCCATTTAATTCTACTTTTAATAGCTTTGAGTAAAAGATCTTTATCATTCCAAATATCAACTGGTGTTTTCATCTTTCTGGTTCTAATATCCCAATGGTGGGGAAAATAAGACCAACACAACCCCATACAATGAAAAGTTTGTTTTATTTTATTGTCGGGTTCTATTATATTTTTAATATCGTATTTTTTAAATATTTCAAAATCTTTCAACATATCCTCTTTTGAAAGATTATAATGGGGAAATCCTCTTTTTTTTGTATATTCTAAAACCGACAATGCTAAATCAACCATAATATTTTATTGTAAATTATCTTTAAGATAAATGCAAACTTTACTTGATAATTTTTGTAGTTTTGGTTTATCGAATTTTAATAATTTGACAAAATTAGATAAAGCTATTTTTAATTCAAAATTATCTTCATCATATATCGCTCCTATAAAAAAATCATTATCTTTTGGTGCTTTTACAACGCAATCTTTTTTTTGAAACATCCAACTTTCTTCAAACCGCAAAGCCGATTTTTTTGTTTGAGTTTTAATATGTAAATTAAATTTTCCAGTCTTTAAATCAGAATTAAAATTTTTTTCATTTCTTTTGTAGATATTAAAATCAGGAAAACTTACATCTTTTATCCCCATTTTTAAAAGAATATAATAAACCCCAACTTCTCCTATTTTTCCAATGCATATATCATTTTTTATTTTATCATTATCAAATTGATTTCTTTTTTCATATTCATCTATATTTGTTAGATAGCATTTTTCAGAAAACTTTTTACACGCTTCTATTACTTCTTTTTTTATTTTTTGCACCATACTCTATATATTAGAAATTTAAATTTTCGTATTCTTTTGCTCCTTCTGCTGCTTCTTTATATAGAGATGGACCAATTACAACTAAAGGATCTACTTTGGCTAATTCGTATATATGTAAAACAGTACCATATAGTTTTCTAGATAGTTTTTTTAGTTCATCATTTTGAACAAGAGATTCTGCCAACTTCATACGAAGTTCTACTGCATTATTGTGTTCTTCTGTACCATCTTCTTCGATTGCTCTAAGTTGTTCTTCCAGTTTTTGATTAAGCATTCCAACAGGTTCGCAAGTATAGCAACATCCTTGAAATCCTTCTATGAAGTTTTCTTTTTGTTTTTCTACAAGAATTCTACCATATCTTTCAATAGCTTCAAGTGTATAAGAATCTAATTTTTCTAAGCATCCATCAGCAGACAATCCGCTTTCGTAAAATGCAAACTCTTCAAGTTGTTTCTGGTTCATCGTGGTCGTCATTTTTTTCTCCCTTTGCGTCTTTTTCTTTCCAGTATGCTTCGGTTGATTCATTACAAGCTACATAACCTAGCTTTCTTGCTTCTTCATAAGATAGCGTCATATACCATCCACCTTTTTTACACACTTCTCCATGTTTACCTGACATCTCGCATGTTCTAGCGGACTCTGCTTCTGCTTGATTAATAATGTCATCGATAATATCCCATTCTATTTTTGTTCCTCCCTCTCCACTATAATAAAAACGGAGCGTTGCAAATTTTGATTTAATTTGATTAGCAAC